GGGAGCTCGCCGACCAGTACCGGATCGCCTACGGGACAGCCCGGCGCGTGATTCAGGAGCTGCGGGATCGCGGGCTGGCGCAGACCGTGCCAAGCAAGGGGACGTTCATCGCCGAGCCGCCCGCCGCAGAGGGCTGACCGCTGTCGTACCCGGCGGCTAGGCTTTGATCTATGCCTCCCCCTCCCCCAGACCCGGGTACCACGCGGCCGTCTGCCGTGGTGAATGAGGAGATCCGGCAGCTGGTCACCTCGGTCGGCGGCTGGCTGTATGGGGCGTCCCGGCGGCGGTATGAGGTACTCGTCGCCGAGTGGACCGTCGCCACGGCGGCGGAGCGGATGCGCAGGGACGTCGTGAAAGCGGCTTAGGATTCGCTCTCGTGAGCGACGCACCTTCTGATGATCTGATCCCCCTCGAGCAGGCTGCCGTGGACGCGCACGCCCGGCTCCTCGAACTGCAGGAACGGTACGGCAGCCCCGGCGCGGGTGACGGCTGGAGCGAGCAGCAGCACGCCGAATACGAGCAGCTGTGGCAGGCCTGGCGGGATGCGGCAACAGCCTTCCACGCGAAGCTGCGAGACAAGGGCGGCGATCGGATCGGGGAAGAGATGCGGGTCAAGGCGGCCGTGCGGCACAAGGGCGACGTGGAAGCGGCCTGACAGCAGCGAGCCCCGCACCGGGCGCTGTTCCGGGCGGGGCATCAGCAACAACCCGACTAGATCGTTGGGATGTTGACGGCAATTCTACGGGCGGGCACTGACAACGAGGCGCCCCCGCCGACGGGGGATTGCGACGGGGGCGGTATCAGTCTGGCAGGCCGTCCGGCTCGTCGGGCCACGATGCGAGGACCAGCTGCTCCTGCTCGTCGACGAGCACGATGCGGACGCCGGGCATGCTGCCGCGCTCGCCGATCCAGGTGGAGAACTGGCGGCGGGCGACCTGCTCGATGGACCACCAGCCCTGCATCGCCGGACGGCCGTCGAGGCTCAGGGTCAGGTGATACCGCTCGTCGTCCATCACGTCAGCCGGATCCCGCGCCGGCGGTGGGGCTCGCGCACGATCGCGTGCTTCGCCTCCAGCTCGCCCAGCTGGTAGTGGACGGAGGCGCGGCTGCGCATGCCGACCCGCTCCCCGATCTCCTGCACGGTCGGCGCCTCGCCACGGTCGGTGATGGCCTCACGGATCCAGCGGAGGATGCGCTCCTGGGTGTCGGTGAGGTAGTCGACTCGATGTCTGGACATGACTCGATTAGAGCGCGTGTTCGATTTATGGTGCAAGCTGGCAGCATGCAAGACCTGCCGCCCGACCTGCCCAGACTCCGCACCCTGGAGACCTGGCTCGCCCACACCCTCGACCGGGTCCGGCAGCAGATCGCAGCAGCCGAGCAGCGGGAAGCCGAGCGCCGACACGGCGAACAGGCCCGGCCGCCCGAGCCCGACTGGTTGATCGAGCAGGGCCTCGACGGGCGGCAAGCCGTGTACGTCCACGTCGGCGGCTGCCACATGGCAGGCAAACGCAGCCGCGGCGTGCAGCGGGACCAGGCGCTACGGGCACTCGCCGCAGGGATCACAGCCTGCACCCACTGCCGGCCAGACAGCAAACTCGGATTCATCGACGGGTGACGCGCCACCGGGCAGCCGCGAAGCCTCCCGCAGGGAGCTGGGAGGAGCGGCGGGCCCCACCGCCCACAGCGAACGGCAGGGCCCGAAAGGGGGTTCCCCCGCGCCTGCCCGGACTGCGTTGCCGATCGCGCCCGCCGAGCCCTGTACGCCCACGCACCCTTCTGTGAGCAGTGCGTCGACGAGGCGAGCGAGTGCGGGACCGGCCGCGGCCTGTACCGCGGGTAGTCTCAGCCCATGAAGCAGGAATGGCCACCGGAAACCGTGCCGCCGACTGACACGGCCGCAACCCTGGCCGACGCAGAGATCACGGCAACGGAATGCCGCGAGTGCGGCGCCGAGGTACACGGCCTGAACGGGCGCTACGCCTGCGGGCTCTGCGGCTGGGTCAACCACTGGTCGCAGGGGTCCACCGCCCTTCCGCGAGCCGAAGACGACCCGGACTATCCAGGCCCCTGACGTACAGAAGCGTTCTGCAGGACCAGGCCGCGGCCGGATCATCCCCGGCCGGGGCCGCTCCGTGTCCCGGTAACCCCGCCTGACCACTAGTTCATGAGGCCAGCAGCGGCAGCCGATCGGACGACGCTCCCTGAGCGCCGCACTGCCGCGACCAGTCTGGCACGAGGGGCTGACAGGCGGGGCTACTTGCGGCGTTGGCCGCCCATCGGCGTGCTGACGGTTCTCACACGCGAGGGTCCCTGGTTGATCCTGCGGCGCTCCGCGACGAACTCGGTGTAGAACTCGTGCGCTTCCTCCGTAGCGTCGTCGGCTGTGTCCACCGAGGTGCCCCACGTCTTCCCGGTCCCCATGCGGCTCCACACCTCGATCTCCCACTGCTCGGGAACGGGCTCGCCCCACGCCTCGAAGGCCGCCACGTACTTGATCTCGCCGATCTTCTCGTCGTTCTCAAACAGGTCGAAGCACTGCGGCGCGGCGGCCGGGCGGATCTCAAGGGTCATGGCGACTCCCCTTCTATAGGCCGATGTCCTCAGATGCAGCATCAGACCACTTGTCGGCCTCCCGGATATAGCCCCAGAACGCCGGTGAGTTCTCGGCGTGTCCGGATTGGGCGCGGATCTTCTCCTCGCGCTTGCCGGCCTTGCGGCTGGTGGTGATGAACCCGGCCCGCATTGAGTGGCCGGTCAGGCGGACGGCGATCCCGGCTCGTTCGGCGTTGCGGGCGATGATCTCTCGGCATGCCTCGGGTGAGAGGTGCCTCGATCCGAGGTTGCCCCATACGTCGATGGGCAGGAACGCCGGGCCGCTCGAGATGCCGCTCGAGCTTTTCCATGTGGACCATGCGCGGACGGGGCAGGTGTCGGGGTTTTTGCCGTAGGCGACGACGACGTCTCGAGCGGGGCGGCCTTTGACGGAGGGGACGTGCACCTCGAGGCCCATGCTTGAGAGGACGATGCCTTCGGCGGTGAGTGCGGCGACTTCGGCGGAGCGTCCTGCGATCCCGAAGGCCATGAGCCAGAGGGCCCGGTCTCGAAGGCCGGTGAGGCTCGAGGGTGCGGCGGCGCTCATCTGGCGCAGCTGTTCGGGGGTGACTGCTCGAGCCTGGCCGCGTCCTCGAGCTTGGCGTTCGGGGTCGAGCTTGAGCGGCTTGAGGGCTTGGCGTGCTGCGACGGTGGCGGCCTTGGGCACTTCGACGCCTTGGGCTCGAGCGGTGACGGTGACGCCGGTGATCCTGCGGTCGATGCTGTTCGGTGCGGCGAGTTTGATGGTGTCGAGCCAGACGACGAAGCCGACCAGGGTTCCTTTGGTGACGGCGGTCAACGGCAGCGGCTGTCCCGTGCGTTCGGCGAGCCAGTCGTGGAACTCCTCCCAGAGCGCCCAGTCGTTGGCGTAGCCGCGCTTCGTGTTGTGGGGGCGGATGGCGTCGAGATGCTTCTCGGCTGCCTCTTCCATGGCGGCGAGGACGGCGAGCGTCGCAGCGTCGTAGACGGCGGGGGTGGCGTCCGGCTGGCGCGGGACGAGGTCGGTCACGGTCTCTCCGATCAGGTACGGTACGGGCGATGCCCCGGCTGCTTCCTTCAGCCGGGGCATCGCTGCAGGTGCGGTCACTTCTCGCGGAGGATGCTGGCGTACTCCGCCCGCGTGGCGCCCTCTGGAATCGGGGGCAATTGCGCCGTCTCGGCCGGGGTGACCGACCGGCCTTCACTACTTGCCAGTGCCATTATGGCAGCGGCCGTACTCATCGGGGCGGACGGGCTGACTCGCTCCAGACCGTTCGCCATCTCTTGCAGCTTGCTCGTCACTAGGTGCTCCTTCAGTAGCTGGGCCACAGCGGCCGGAATGGGACCGGTTCGCTGACTGTGCTGCTGCCGTCCTCGTGAACCGTGATCGTTGTGACCTGCGGCCCCCGCTCCACGCGGGCACGGCGCTGCAGTTCCTTCTCCCACTCGGCATCCGTGGCGCGTGCGGCAACAACCTTTGCCACGGCGCGTTCCGCGGCTTCTTCGCCTGCCGCGTCCCTCGCGTGCCGCATGGCCTCTGCCAGAGCCGTGAGCCGGTCAGCGGCCTCCGGCTGGACATCGACGCTGCGGGCGTAGCGGGCGATCTGCCACCAACCGCTCGCGACGTCATCCACGTCGGCGCCCTCGTCGATGGCGCGGCGGTTCCAGTCGTTCATGTCGTAGCGGTCGGCGACACGGTCGGCCTTACCGAGGGCGATGCGCGTCGCGCGGACCAGCTTGGCCGCCAGCTTCCGACCCTCGTCCAACTCGTCGGCGGTGAGCCAGTCGGCGGGGGCGGCACTGACGCTCTGACGCGGGAAGCAGCTTGTGCGCTCTGCCTGTTCGGCATTCGCCTGCCACTCCTCACGGGTGGGCCAGTTGATCGTGCGGGTCATTCAGCACTCCTTCCATGGTGGCTTGCCACCACTATGTCAGGAGAGTTGACCGGTGGCAAGCCACCAGTCATGATTGCCTCATGGCCACTGAAGAGGAACGCCGAAAGCAGCACCGCCACCGCCACAAGCAGCGAGTCCTGCGCGGCATCGACGATGGGCTGGCCAACGACTTCGACGCCGCCGCGCACGCGGTGGGGAGTGACCGCAGCAGCGTGACGCGGCAACTCTGGGAATGGTTCGCCCAGCGGCCCGGCGCCAAGTTGCCAGGGCGGCCCGAAGCGCCTTCCAGAGAGTCGGACAATCACCCCAAATGATGCCCGCGATATGGCATGTTATCGAGAGTGCTACGTCTCAACCGGGTCTCGGCTTCCGGGCGTTGCGCACTCCCCCAGACGCGACGAAACGCCCCGCCCCTGCCGAAGCAGGAAGCGGGGGCGTCGTCGTGCGGGTCTCAGTCGGTGCGTCGGCCGGTGGGGTCGAGGCGCCGGTATGCGGCCATGGCGAGCAAGCCGCCCACGGCGACCACCCCCTTGGCGGGGTTGTTGGACTTCAGCGGCGCCGAGCCGGACGCGGGCGTGCACGTGTAGTGCGTCGAACCGTCGCCGTCCGGCGCGCAGTTGTAGGTGACGCCGAGGGCGCCGGGCGGGTAGGTGAAGGACCAGCCGGACGGCGCCGGGCCAGCGGGCCCGGTCGCGCCGGTGTCACCGGTGTCGCCCTTCGGCCCCTGCTCGCCTGTGTCGCCCTTGGGGCCCTGGGGTCCGGCCGGTCCGGTTGGACCCGCCGCGCCTGCCGCCCCTGTAGCGCTGGCGCCTGGTGCGCCCGAGGGTCCGGCCGGGCCCGGTGAACCCGCGGCGCCGGACGAACCGTTTCTGCCGCTCTGGCCCGGTGCGCCTGACGGTCCGGGGCTGCCGGCTGTACCCGCTGCGCCCGTCGCTCCGGCCGGCCCCGGCGCGCCGGGTACGCCTTGGACGCCCTTCACGATGCTGCTCGCCGCGGGCGCTTCCGGCGTCACGTGGTGGGCTTTCAACTGCTGCCGGGTCGTGTCCAGGCCGGAGGCGAGTTGCGAGATGACGGTGGCCTGCGCCTGCTGCCCGCGCTGAAGCGTCCTGTTCGACGCCTCCAGCGTGTTCACGGCGAATGCGATCCCGGCCAAGGCCAGGAAGACCAGGACGACGCCGATGGCCCTGGCGCCCGTCGGTAGATGCCGTCGTATCGCCGACGGCGGCGCAGAGTGTTCCGTCACTTCGCTCCTTTCGCCGCGGCCCACGCCTGGATGAGGACGCCGAGGACGGTGATGAGAAGTGTGCCGCCTGCGACGACCCAGCCCCATGCGACGCCGGGTCGTTTTTCCAGTTTTTCGACGCGGCCGACGAGGGGCTTGATGACGTTGTCTTTCAACTCCGTCAGGTCCTCGTCGTGTTCACGGCTCATCCGGGCCATTTCCGCGTCCCGGGCCCGTTCCGCTCGCTGCCACTCGCCGAGCGGGACGGTGTCCTTGGCGAGGTTGGTGATGCGGCTGGCGAGTTCGTCGTGGGTTCGGTCGGTGTGGCGTTCGTGCGCGTCGAGGCGCCGGTCCACCCATCCAGCGGAGACGTCATCAGCCACCGTCACCCCTCACGGTCGTGCATGGACAGGTCGCGGCCGGTAAGCCAGTCACTAGGCGGCCGAGCTGATGCCGCCGCCCGGCGGGTCAGGCACGGGGGCTACGGGCGGCTTGCGGCGCAGCAGCGACGCCGTACCAGGCGACCCGACGTAGCGGGCCAGGAAGCCCTTTGCTGCGGACAGGACCGGGACGAGGAGTGCCGCCCACCACACGGGGAGGCTGCTGAACTCGGTGATTGCGACGCCGATCGCGGCCTCGCCTGCGGTGGCGCCGACGCGCTCGGCCATGTCCAGCCAGTACGCCTTCGCCATCACGCGCCTGCCTTTCCGAGGGCTGCCGCCAGCTCGTCGAGTGCCGCCTTCGCCCCGGCCGCCGCGGCGGCCTGGACCTGCTCGGCGGTGATGCCGCCCGCCTTCGTCAGCGCGGTGATGGCGCCAGAGAGGGCGCCGACCTGCGCGGTCAGCGAGGCGACGCCGCCGTTGGCGTGGGCTGCGGCTGCGGTGGCGTTCCACACCTGGGTCTTGAAGGGAACGGTCTTGCCGGTGGAGTC